GGGCATGCCTTCCGGCATCCAGGTCCGCCACTGCGCGCCGGAGAAGAACGCGAAGTTGACGGCCCGGACACCGTTGGCTCCCTCAAGGAACTCCACCCCCGTCACGCCTTTGATCTCACCGCCCTTGAGAGTCGCAATCAGATACAGCCGGACGTTGGGATCGATCAGCGCCGCTTGAAGCGTCTGCATGTCGTGGTCCCACATGTGGTCAACGGCTGTTTCCAGCGGCGGTTCGATCTTGTCCCAATGGTCAACAATGTCCTGCGGCTCAAGCAGTGAGAACTTGTAGCCGCTAACCGCCTCGGAACTCATAGTAGAAGGTTCGATCGGTCTGGGCGTTGTTTGCATGGGTGATCACAAATCCTGTTTTGGTGACGCTCGAGACGTACATCGTGCCGGCCGCTTGCTCGGCGGCAGCGTTGGCGGTCGACGCTGTAAAAACCGGGTGGCCGTTTTCGTTTGCAATGCGCTCATCAAGCGTGACCGTGGTCGACGCGGCGTTGGCCGTCAAGGTGACCTGCCCAACCGCGTTTGACCGACCGCGCACAAGCTGCTGGATGGCCAGAACGTATTCCCGTTCTGACGAACCGACATAAGGCTCCCTCACCGCGAACCCATATCCTGGCTCATCGTGTCGATGCCTTTCGCGTAGGTCCAGGACTCGCCGGCAGCAACCGTTATGCGTGCCCTGCAATAGTTTCCTGACACCCAAGCGGGGACTTCGCCTGTGTCTTCCATGCTCTCAGCAGCCGCATATGAGATCGTGTCGCCGTCGCGCTCGCGGCCGGCCACTTCAACAGTGACACCAGTGCAATCAATGTGCGGCCTGGTCCCGGTGATCAACTGTCGCCGGCCGTCGACCTGACCATCCGCCGTCACGAACTCAGCCGCCATGTTGGAGCCGTTGAAATAGGCGATTTTGTTGTCATCCTGGAACACACTCAGAAGCGGCGCTCCGCCCTTCCAGAACGGCGCATCAAGCGACAATTCCAGGCTGTCCAGATCTCCGAAGCTATCCATGCTGTCCAGGTCGACGCCCTGGCTTAGCCACCGGGTTAGCGTGTTGGCCGTGATGTTGACGAATGCAGCTTCGTCGATCGCCCAATCATAGACCAGCATGCGATCTGGTGAAGTCTTGGTTACGTTGTCCCGCGAGACGTAGGCGAGGCAGTAGAGGTTCATCTGAGGGGCAAGTGCCCCGAAGCAAAGCGACTGACTGTCCGGCTCCATATCGGCCACGAACCAGTCACGGAATTTTCCAACACCGATCGGCCTGGAAACGCCCGAGGCAAGGTTCATGCGATATAGGCTATCGACACCGACGTAGAATGCCTCTGATGCGTTGTGAACGAGGCTATCCGGGGCAAACAGGCCGCGACCGCTTTCTACCTCGTCGAACTGGAATATCTCGCCAGAGCCAGGCACAAACGTCATGCGCGTGACAGCCTCACGCTGGAATATGTAGCCGACCTCGCCGCCGATAATGCCCTGGATAGGGCCACCGTCAGGAAAGCTCTGCACATCACTGCTGGCCGTCCCGACCGTCCATCCAGTGGCATCGTTGACCGCTGACCAGTGAATCGCCTTGTTGTCGCTGACCAGATTGCCGAGGACCACAAAATCCCGAACGATGCCGATATAACGCGCCTTTGGTGGCGATCCACCAAGCGCTGCAAAGTTGCTCGACACGCCCATCTGCCAGGCTTGCACATCATCCACGTAGTTCGTCGCGATGATGTAGCTGCCATACTCCCCGAACCGCCAGCGCTCCGGCGCCGTGGTCGAATAGGCACCGCCAGACACCCGCGAGACATCAGACCAGACATGGCCGCTGCCGAGCTTCTTGAGTGCCGTCTCAGTGCCCGCAAAGCTGATCACGTTGCCTGTGCTATCGAGGCGAGACACAGCGCCTCTGACCTGTGACCCGAGGCTGTCCCCGACGCTCACCGCAGACCTGAATGGCGCGAAGCCTGCCGCAACAGGACGAACGTTGGCAGCTTTGAGCACAACAGCAGCGTTGATCCCTTCCGCATCCGGGTGAAAGCGTCCGAAGGGAATCAGGCGAGTCATCAGATCACCCGGTTAGATCGTGGTTTGGCGGATTTCTTGCCGCCGCCGTACTCGATGGCAACAGCAGTGCGATTTACGCCCGACATCAACGAACGGAACATGGCCAGATATTTCTGTGCCTTGTCGTCCGCGTTTATGAATGTGAACGCCTCGAGCAGAGTTCCGTACAGGTACAGCATTGGGCGGGCTGTCAGGACCACGTTGGTCGTGTTTGCCTCGCTGATGCCTGTTGGCCTGGCATAATAGAGAATATTGATATTGCCTGTGTATCCGCCCGGAGCGGTTTTGATGGTCCGGCCCTCGATGGTGTACCAGCGGATTCGCCCACTATCGTTATGAGCAACCCGCATCGCAAATGCGTCGGGCGACAACGGCTGAATCCCTATCGTATCGCTGTCCCGGTCCAGGCGACGAACTGCAAGGCAATCGGCTGGGATCGTACCGGCACCCGAAGTCATGGCCAGCGTCGTAGCAGTCAACATCTCATCGGCGCGCAACGGCTCGCTGAACAGCGGGTCAACCGGCATTCCCACGCCATGGAATATCCGTTCCTCGGCGTTGCTGACGAACAACGGAATCTGATTGACAAACGTCGTGTCAGATCGGGCCACATAGGTCTGAACAGCCGATTTCAGAGTTGCCCAGTTCGTGATCGCCATCAGATGATGACCTCGGCGGTCTTGAGGTAACGCCAGTCGGGATCATTGAGCTTTTGGATCACCTTGGGCATGTGATCGCGGTTCATGATGTCAATGCCGTCTTCGATCATCCACTTGTACTGGATGACAATCGGGATGCTGGCCACTTTCCAGTATTCGCCTTCTGCACCCTTCGACTTGAAGTATTCAGCGCCGTAAGACTGCTTTTCCTTGTTGCTTTCGAGGATGGCTTCGCAGTCCTGCTCATAGGCGATCTGGAACCCGTCCGGCGTGTCGATAAACCATTCCTTGATGCCGGTCTCAGGATCGTAATCAAGCAATCTCTTGTCGGTCATTGCGCATCCTTCCGGGGCCGTCCGCGCTTGCGCTTCGGCGGCTCTTCGATTGCACCTTCCGTGATGACTTCCACGGCCTCATCGCCGTGCTCGCGTAGGACTTCGCGTTCTGCTTCCGGCAGGCTGTCGAACATCTCCATCCGCTGCTCGGCCCCTGCCTTGCGTGTGACGGTGTTCTGAGCGTCAATCAGATCTTGACCGACCTTTGCCGCCTCTTCCGGGTGCATTTCCGATGATGCCGAAGCCACCCCGGCTGCAACCCACTTCTGCAAGGTCGTGATGTCTTCCATGGTATCGTCGACAAGATCGCCGGCCATGTACTTGCCTTGAGGGCCTGAGCCAAGCCGATTAGGGCCGTGAAGCTTGTTGCGAAGAATCGTGACGTATCCGGTCATGTAGTTAGGGCCGGAGTTTCCCCCGGCCCGTCCCTGGTTAGGTGAGATCAGCAACCGCGCCGTTGGCCGCCTCATCGAGGCAGACCAGCGTCAGTTCGCATGAGAGCATGCGGCGATCGCTGTGGCCCGTCTTGGCCAGCGGTTCGGTCTTCATGGGCTGCAGGAATTTGACCTCCCACTTGCTCATATCGAGAACCAAGGCAGTCTGGCCAGGATAGAGGCCGTTGGTAGCAGTACGCCCGCCACCAGCACCAACGAAGCGGTTCGGAACGATGCGGTGTTCTCCGAAGTCAGAAACGTAGAGATCAGCCGCACCCATGATTACCGCACGTTCGGTTGAACGGCCGCGATAATCCTTGTTCTGCGTAGCGATGCCGGAGAAGCCGGAAGCGGTTTGCTTCTTAGTACCGCTGACCATGATCATTTCCGGATCGCCACCGGCGTCCCATACGTTTTTGATCACAGTCTTTAGCAGTGTCTCAGAAAACGCGTGAGTTCCTGAGCTATCCGTTGCAGCATCCACGATGCCTGTGCCGGTATTGAAACCGCCATCAGCGCCGGACGTTGCGTCCCGCTCCACGTTGGTTTCAAGCCAGGCTTCAACGCCGCCGAGCTGGCCGGCCGTCGATGCGTTGCCGAGAACAGACGCATAGTTGCCGCAAAGTCTCATTTCGATGTCGCGCTTTTTGGCCTTGCCCATCTTGGCGACCTGATACTTGAGTTCCGACGATCGGCCTGCCGTGTCGACGGCCTGCGCAGTCGTCGAAACCTGGACGACCTTATCGAACAACTGCACCACGTTCTTGAGCCGGGTCGGATCGTCCAGGCTGTCGTTCGTGGCGTCGTCGCCTTCAACCGTCGCGTTTGTCGGATCCGGGTTCGGCAATTCGTCCTTTTGCCATTCAGGCGTCCGGGATTTCGTCTTGCCTTTTCGCACTCCCGAATAAAACGGCGTTTCAATCGGTGCGATGTTGGTGATTGCGTCAGTAAGGTCCTCGCGGACCCCGACCATTGCAAATGTCTGCAGCGTGTTGCTTGGCACTGCCATTGTAGTTGTCCTTAATCGAGCAGGTGCCCGATAGCGTCGGCCGCATCATCAATTGATCCTGTCCGGCTCAGCCGTGACATGGCGTCCGATCGGGCACGTTGTTGGGGTGGTGCTGATCCTCTGGAGCGGACCAGCTTTGGCTTTGCCGTCACTGCCTTCGCGACTTTTTTGGCTGTCGCTTGGGACTTACGATAAGCAATGGCATCCTTGATGAGTCTCCACGCTCGAGCGTCGCGAATGCCTGCGAGTGTCTGAGCGTCGACGCCATAGTTGGACTCAAGGTCTTCCATCACGCTTCGCATGACTGCCTCTGTCCTTAACTCTGGCCAATCCTGTACAATCTTGCGCTGCTCGCGCGCCCATCTGGCGCTCTCAAGCCGCTCTTGTTCTTGTGCCTGCAGGTTCTTGACCTGCTCTAGCTTCGCCAGTGCATCCTGGCGCTGTCCGTTGAGCGCCCGCGCGTGCTGCAGTTGGGCCGCGTAAAGATCAGGATCGCTTTGCAGCAGGCTTTCATCCGGCGCTTGCACCTGGTTCAGATGCAGCCATTGCCCGATAGCATTTTCCAGCTGGCCGTACATCTGAACGCTCTGATCGATGTACTGGTCATAGTCCTCTGGCGGGACCGATGCTTGGCGAACGTTCTCGATTTCCTCTTGAAGCTGTTCATAGCCGTTATAGCGCTCAACCAGCTCCTCTAGCTTGATCCTGGTTGGCTCTTCGCCCTCGTCGCCGGGCAGTTCAACGTAATCGATTTCCTCGGCGTCACCTTCTGCGGGCTTTGCAGCTGCATCAACTTCCTGATCAGCTTCCGGCTCCGGCGCTTCCGTTTCTTCCGGTTCATGCGATGGCTCTTCCTGCAGCGGCGGACGGGCCTTGAATTGTCCGTTGTCGCCTCGATCCGGCAAGCCCTGCTCAAGCGATTCAATGTCCGGCATGCTGGCCACGGCCGATGCGATTGAGCCGTCACCGAGATCACCTGTTGCTGCGGCTTCCTGATTATCCATCCTGCAATTCCTTGAGTTTTTCCTTTGCCCTGTCGCCGTTCGCCATCGCGCCGGTTAGGAAATAGCGAAGCTCCCGCATGGCTCGGCGCCTGATGACCTTCTCCAACAGAGCGTCGGGCATTTCCCGCTCTGTCCCGGTTAGATTGTCGATGTCGGAAAGAATGCGCTGCGTGTACTGGTCGTCGTATTGCTCGAAGAACTGAGTTACTTCTGGATGGTTGGCGACGGTCTTAATCCGCTCTCCGCGCTGCTCAATATCCTGCCAGCGCTCAACCTGGCTCTTGCGCTTCCTCATTTGCTGAGATCCCCGCCTGGTCGGTTCTTGCTGATCCCGTTGGAGCCGTTCGACTTCATCGCAACGTTGCTGCGTGCGATCTCTTGAGCGTCGTCATGCTTGATCCGCGCCAATGTCTGCTCCATAGCCATGCGGTCATAGGCAAGCTGGTTCTCCATCGCCATTCGCTCGCGGGCGATTTCCTGCTCTGACGTGATCCGAAGCTGGGCGATCTGGCGTTCGCTTTCGAGTTTCATCGACTGCAACTGCTCTTGCGTTTCCGCTTCGCGTGCGGCCAATGCCTCTTTGAACTCAAGCTCGCGAGACGATGCCTGCTGGTCGAACTGCTGTTTCTGGGCCTGTAGCTGGGCTTGGGCCTGCGCCTTCTGCTGCTCAAGTTGAACGCGGGCTTGCGCTTCCAACGCTTTCGGGTCTTGCTGCTGTCCAGGCGGCGGCAACCCAAGCGAGAACTGCGGCGGCAAGGCCGTGAAATAGCGGTCAGCATCTTTCATGCCGTAGCACTTCTGCAGGTCGTGAAGCGCGTTCGTGTACTGGTGCAGGTTGGCAACCGGGTTAGCATCCGGCTGAATACCGAGCTTCGATAGCTCGATCATGATCTGCTCTTGCTTGGCGATCGTGATGCTGAGCTTCTGCGCCTTTTCCTCTCGAGTCTCACCGGCAACACCGACATGAACCGAGACAGTCATTTCCTCGGACCACGTAGACGGATCGATCGGCATTGGCTGGCCGTTGATCTTGATGATCCGGGGCTGGTCCTGGTACTGCACGACCAGCTTTAAGAGCCGCTGGAATATGCGCTCAACGCCCTTGGCCGCCCATCGACCAATTAGCTCAATGCGCCCGTTTGCTGCTGCCTGTAGGCGTCTGATGCCGTCTGCCGTCTCTGTCACGGCGTCCGCGTTCTGGCCTTGTGCCGCGCGCATCACTCCTGATGCCTGCTCTAGCTGCTGGTCAAGATGCTCAAGCGCGGCAAGGGCTGACTGGCTTACGTCAGGCGTTGGCATTTCCGCGATTGCAGACCTGGCATCGCCGTTGATCGGGATCGTATCGCCAATGTCGCGATCGATGATCTGATCAAGGACTGACGGATCGGCAAGCTGCTGCTGGTTGACCACCGTGCGCGGCATGAGCGACTGCCCGAGGCCGTCGAAGTAGGTCCGCGTGACGACCGTTGCAGCCTTCTGCAGCTCGCAAATCTGATCAGCTACGCTCCGGCCGATCGCCTTGTGCGGAATCCGCGATGGAGACCACTCAACAAGCTCTGAGTGCTCGACAATGATGTTCTCAAGGATCGTGTTGCCAACGCGTTTGACCTGCCGCAGCTCCACAACCCCGTCGCCGTCGAAGTCAATGCGTATCCACTCTGTCAGGAGATCAACCGTCCGGCGCTGCTGCTCGTGGCTCTGGCCGCCGTTTGTGTCGTAGTTCTCAGAGTCGAAGCGAGCCTGCTTGCGTGGGTCGCTGTCGAGATCGTCTTGCTGATCATCCGTCGCATGGGCCCCGGTCGGATCAAGCTCGCCGGCGCTGTCGGGAAACTCCCTGGCTAGGTCCGCAATGTACACTTCCTGCTTGAGCCGGTGATATCCGGCCTCGTCAATGCTCTTGGACCGCGTTGTGATCGCGAATTCTTCCGGCGCCACTGCTTCAATGACGAACTGCTTTGCTTTTGGCGTGCGCTTAACCTTGAGATCGAACGAGCCTTCGTTGTTGGTCTGCTCGATGATCTCGAATTCGGGATCCTCGACGAACCGCATTGCCTGGTCAGGCGTTAGGCCGTGGTATTCCTTTGGCGGCTGCGGCTTTGGGTCTTCGACGGCAACCCGGACAATCCCGATACGCTGGACAAGCCCATCCCACACGAAATCGTGGCAGATCGTTTCGCCGGGGTTGTCCTTGAAGAATATGTGAAGCAGGTAGCTTTTGACGTGCTGCTCTATTTCCGTGATGTCGTTTACGTCATCATCGACGGTAAGCAATTCATCGTCCTGCATGAACAACCGCATGATGTGCGGCATAATCGTCTGGACGGTGTTTTCAAGATCCTGACTGACGAACTTGGAACGGCCCTCAACCTCATCGCCGTATAGCTCGGCGTTGTAGCGATCCATGGCGTCGGCCTGCTTATGGGCAAGCTCTGATGAGTAATAGCTGGACGCGTCGACTTCCTCCTGCTTGAGAATGCTCAGCAGGTCTCTGTCGTCCATCGGTTGTGCGGTCATTGTCTAGGCAATCGTTCCACGTTTTGGGCGGCGGCGTTCGCGCGGCAGCGTTGCTTGCTGCATTGACACAGCCAGATAGCGGAAGGCGTCCGCGCCATGGCTTGCCCAATCATGTCGGGGGCGTTGTCGGAAGGTTTTCAACTTGTCGTCCCATTCGCGCTGGTATTGCCGAAGGCATTCAATGCCAAGCTCTGTCCGTCCCTCATCGAAGACGCATCGCGGGAGGAAGTTTCGAACCGCCTCGATACCGTCTTCAACGTTGTGTTTGGCTGCAATCCGAATTGGCCTCAGACCTAGGCTCTCGAGCGTTTCCTTGCGGCTCTTGGCGCTTGTGAGCTCCCTGATCTCCGCATCATGCGGCAGGTAGTGTTCTGCGTAGGTGTAGGGCTTTGAGTTCATGATCTCGCGGGCGATCTCACTCAATGCCGTGTTGTTCGTTTCCAGGT